TCTAATTGTGTAGGCATATTCTTTACATATGGTTTATAGAATTCTTCAATCGTATCAGGAATAAACTTTTTAGTAAATTCAATATAAAATAAATCTTTCCTTGCAAGGTGGCGCATAAAATATATTTTTTAATTTTTAGTTATTACTAGTTGGTCCTGAAATACTAAAAGGATTACTAGTTGGTCCAACAATACTGGTTGGTCCAAATGGGTTAAATGTGCTAGATTTTATATCCATAGAATTATCATCAATTGATTTGTCATCTGCTGTTGAACCTTCTTTTTTCGTAACAGTTTCAGATAAATTTGATGTTATTGCAGCCAATAACTTTTTTTCTAATTCAGCAACTTCTTCATTCAAATCACTTATTGCTTGTCTTTGTTGATTTATTAATATTTCAATTTCATCATCTACAATTTTAGAATATTCTTTATATCTTCCTGTATATAAAGGAGATTCTGGACTATTATCACCAACTTTACAAGTTATAAAAAATACATCATTTCCAGAATCTATTACTTGATTGTACAATTCAGATTTAACTCTAAAAAGAACTTGACCTTTTGATTCGTCTATGTTTTGATTTTTAGTACTTTCTATTTTTATGATTTCACCTTTCTTATTAGTAAAATTCATAAAAATTTGTCCTACCTTGTTCAAATCAATACTTCTAAATGATTTATCTTCTATTTGTTCATATAATGCAAATTGCAAAAAGGTATCAAACGGTGATATGTAAACAGACGCGGTTCCTTGTCCTTTAATATTTGTAACAGAATCCGGATTTACATTTGGTGTTATTTTACCATCTGCATCTATGTTTACTTCGGTAACACCTGAATAAACATTTTTAACTTGTTTGAATGCAGTTAAATTTTTACTATATAAATCTGTACCTTCTATACCATTACTTATAGTTGCTGTACTTGTATTTGTTATTGTTGTTATTGGTTTCTTATTGAATACGTTAAATACTTGAATATTATCTCTAGTATTCAATTTCAATAATTCCTTTCCATATTTTTGTGGTTCAAAACTAACATAAGAACCTCTTTTTTCAATAGTACTATTAGTGGTTGTATTGAATATTTGTAATGTATAATCTAATTTGTAAGATAATGCACTACCTCCGAATTTCAATACCGGTCTAAACGTATTTGCTTCCCCATAATCACTATCTTGTATAAATTCTTGTTCTCCTGTTCTAATTATTTGCGAAATATTTGAATAATTTTGAATATCGTAAGAATCAATAACTTCAACTTTTATTACTCCTGCTAAACTAGAATTATAGACAACAAAATTACCTTTTTTCACATTTGCATTTATTTGAGAAGAAAATCCTGTTTCTGTTGCTACCCAATAATCACCATCTGTAAAACTTGCTAAGTAAGTATTGTTACTTAAATCTGGCACATTAGTTAATGGATTATATCTACCTACAATATTATAACTTCCTATTGTATTAGGTAATTGTTCCGATATATTCAATTTATGTATTGCAATGTGATTACCTATACCACTACTGTTTAAATTTTGTATGTAATCACCAAATATAGCACCATTATAAGTTCCGTAGAATTCTATATAGTCCCCACTTGAACTTTCATTGATATACAAACCTACATCTGAAAAATCATCTTTTGTTGAAATAGATGTAGTACCTCCAGTAATTCTTTTAGTATAAAGTTGATTGTCTAATGATGTTATATCCGAAAATTTACCTACACTAATATCTAACAAGGTATTTGCATAAAAACCATTACCATCAGTAATTTTATATGCAAGTCTATCAACTGTCCCATCAGAGGTATCAATCAAATATCTTAAAGACGGTATCTTGAATTCTATATAAGATGAATATTGCCTACCCGAATACAAAAACGGATTAGGATTCATTATTTCAAAATTATCTTCAACTCTATAAATAGCACTTAATAAATTTACTTTTTTATCTACTTTATCTTTAGCACTAATATCAATGTTTATTCCTGAGAAAAAATCATTAAAGGTAAAACCTTGAATAAAATGTAATCTAACTGTATCGTATATTACACCTTCGGGTGATGAAAAAGTTAAAGGTAAACTTGATGTATTTGTTAACTTACTATCATAGTCATTATAAACAGTACCTAATTTATTAGTTGTTAAAAGAGCAAATTCTTTTGTTTGTGTATCAATTTGAACAACAGAACGACTTCTTGTATTATTTGATGTTGCACCATAAGCATCTTGATTCATTACCAATGAACTACCATCGTGACCGTTTTGCATCAAATAAAAAGGTGCATTAGTTGTGTTTATTATTTCTGGACTTGCAGAATCGTAGTAAATGTACTCGAGTAAGAAATCAGAACTGTCTAAATTTAGAAATACGTTCATTGTCTTTTGTTAAAATTTGAAGATACTATATTGTATTCCAATTCCGAAAGAGGGTAAGATAGATAAATTTTGACCTATTCCCAAACCAACGTAAGGACCAACACTGTACTTTTTATTATTTAATTTCTTTAATTCAGGATGAATTGATGGGTCTAAAGTTACTGCGTCTATTTTACTAGCTTCAAATCCTGGATAGTTACTTTCTAACCAAACTTTTAATTCTTTATCCTTTGTTCCTAAAACTAAAGTTGCGTTCATATCTATTATATCTTTAGTTAGTTTTACATTACTAACTTTTACATTATTGTATTTAGAAATACTATCAACAAGTAATCCAATAGATATTTCTCCGGCTAAACTTCTAGAATTATTTTCATCATATACTGTATCTTTTTTAAAATTTACAATATATGAGCTATCATTGACTGTTTTTAAATCAGAACTTATGTAAATTGTATCGTGTTCTATTTTGGTTTTATAATCAATTACTACTTTTGGTTTAAGATTAGGAATAGATTTTTCTAACCCATTTACCTTATCATACAATTCAGAATTTAATTCCTTTAAACTTTTTTTATCGGCAATAAGAACACCTCTTTCGGCAATAAATTGACCGTTTTTCCCCTTCAAGTATTTTACAGAATCATTCAGCACTTGTATATTATTTTGACTTATTATAATTTGTGCCTTTAAATCTTTTCTTGAATCACTATTGCATTTTACTAGTAGGATAATAACCCCTACTAGTAAAGCAATAATAAATGTGTTTGTCGATATTTCAAATTTACCTATTTTCATTATAAATCAAAATCGTCTTCTCTTGTTATGTTAGTTTTATATAAATCATAAGTATATTTTTGTGCAAACGTAGGACTATATGTATTATAATCTAATTGTGATGTATTTTCAGTTCTACTAGAATTAACGAATGTATAAGGATGCATAGTATCGTCATTTCTTGACATATCTTTATATCCATATTCATAGAAATTATCAACCCACCATTCATTAGATTTTGCTCCCGTAGTAGGACCAAATCTACCATCAACATATATTTTTGCCGTAGCAAATAAATTCGGACCATTAACCCCTTGAGAATATGCATTTGAATACCAAGACATATCCGCTTCTGGTGGAGAACCAGCACTGTGATGATAATTTACCCCACATACAGGAACACCAGCAATATAATGTAAATCTTTTATTACTGTATTATTTCTATTTGGATTTCTTACTCCTTTTAGGTTAATTGCCATTATAGTACCTTTAAATGGTGCTGTAATAAATTTTTGTCCTGATGAATCAGCCTTTGCTTGTTCATCACTATCTACAACTACACTTTTCTTGTAATTTAGCCAGTTACTAAAATTAGAATATTGAATTGATGGACTAACATTAAATCCATCATTACCGAAAATATCATATCCGAAATGTCCTACTACGAGAAATTGATTATTACTAAATCCAGTTCCTGTAACATAATAATGTTCTATATCATAGTCATTGTCAGGATTCGGATTACTAGATATAGCAAAATCTCCAGTATAGTCAGTAGTACCGGTAACAACGTGAGAATGTGTAAATCCACCAGCTTGTCCGGAATTAAAAGAACCTTGCGAGGTAGTTGCACCTTCAGAAGTATTAGAACCTCCATTAGAATCATCATTAGTATCAATAGATACTGAGTGATTATGGTCTCCTTGAACATGTGAATCAGTAATCAAAGCACCAGATTTGTGTCTATGTTTAGGCATTGCCATCTTAGGGGTTTGTGAACCACTTAGATAAGGAAATCCAGCCGAATCAAACATTCCTTTCATCATCCAAGAAGCATTATATTTTCCATTTGCTTTATGATAAATATATCCACTATCTCTTTCTTCTCCATTTGGATAACCAGAAGCAGTATATGCACCTTGTAAATGTTGATTTTTATCTAATTTATGACCCGAAATTGCCCTTACCATCAAATCAGAATCTGGGAATTGCATTTTTGCAACTCTACCAAAATAATTAGGTAAAATAATTCTAAATTTTGAATCCGCAAGTTCACCAGCTAAAACACTACAACCCCAAGAACCTAATGAATTGCTCATAGAACCCATACCATTAAAAAAATCACATACATAATCAGTCCAGTTTCCAGCACTTGCTGGTATTTGTGGAGACGAACCATGCGTTGCACCATTAATTCCTATAAAATCTGGATTAGGTTCATAATCATAATCACTAGGTGTTCCTGATGATACCAATGTTCCATTTTGAACTTTACTATTTCCATTATCAGCAGAAACATTCATTCCTTTCATCTTTGAAAATGGTCCTGTTGCAATACAATCTCTAGAATCGGCAAGTACAGCACCATTACAAATATAGTAATCTTTTAATTCATCAGAACCTTTTCCTGGAAATGCTGCAAAAGGTGGTCTTGATGTACCTCCTATTGGTGGTACATAGTTATATGCTTTTCCGTCTCCAACTTGTGCAGAAGATGCTCCAAATTGTTTACTTGATTCTATATAGAAACTAAATTTATTTGATGCCATTTCTGGAAACATAATAATAGAAAATGTAGGTGTTGAACTTGCTTGTGATGGTTCTTGGAATCCTATAATACCATCTTTTTTGTTTACAGCAATCCATCCATCTTTTGCACCATTATCTGTTGTTTCTTGTTCTCTTATTCTTACTGTTCCGAAAACATCCAATGAACCAGTTGGCATCATTCTATGCGCAACATCAAAGAATTTCTTTTGTCTTGCATTAGAATCACCGATATAGGTATTACTTGATTTATCTTTTCTAAAAAATCCTGGATAAATACCCATTCTAGTCATTGATATTGAACCTTCTTTATTATTAGTATTATTCCATTGCAACGGTTCTCTTATATCGTAACCTAATGCTTGTGATAAAGTAGAATTATTAGGAATAGTCGCATATGGAGAATAATGGTCATATGTGCCACTATTTATAGAATTGTTATATGTGTTAAATATATCTATACCAGAATATTGTATAAAAGGCGTATCATATCCTTGACCTTGATAAGTTATATTTATTTTATTACTATATCCACTTTTTAAAATAGGTTCACCAGTAGTACCACCTTCCATATATCCCGGTTGTACAGTAGTTTGACCGATTCTAAATACAAAATTTTTATTATCTGAATCGAATATAGAACGTGTATTAAAATCGGAAGGTGTAGACCCAGATGTAGTTGGGTCAAGTGTTTTGGAAATGGTTTTATCATCAGCATCGGTTGTAAGCGAATCACCATTAAAAAACACTAATTCGTTAGCACCTATTTTTCCACTAGTATCATTTCTTGTTCCGATAAAAGTTTTTGCAGTTTCTTGTCGAGTATCGTTATCGGTAGTAGACGCATCCGATACGTAAAATTTAGAATTTTGAAAGAAAGTAGATTGGGCATTATGTATTAATTCATTAGTACTAACACTTCCAGTAGAATCCGATAAATCTATAAAAAAACTATCACTAATTTTGAAATTAGTATATGCAACCGTTTGTAATTTAGTAGAACGAAAATCAACACTATTATAACCGGTTCTAACCGTAGATGAACCTAATCTAAAAAATCCACCAGCACCAGAAACAGATTGTAGAGAAAGTAAATTAGATGAACTAATTTTTAAATCGTGATATTTATTTTCTATACTTATGTTTGCATTTTTAAAATAATCCATTTCTTGACCACTATATGGGTCTCCAGAACCATAAGAAGCATCTGGATGTGTTTTTGTTAAACCTATTGAAATTCCATTAGAATAAGTTGGGGAACCAGTTGAAGGATTTTTGTAATCATTTTGAGAAATTAAAAGCATAGGAACATCAGCCTCTAGTTGAGGAAAATTCTTCATTACTTTATTACTTCCAGGTGGTGAATATGTTGCTCCAGCAGAACCTGATTGAAAAAGTGTTGCATATCTACCTAAAACAAGTGAATTATTTCCCCTTCCTATTCCTATAAAATCTAATCCAGCGTTTATAAAATTTCCATTAGTAGAATAGTCATCTTTGTCTTTAGAAAACGTTTGTGATAAATATGTACCAAGTGTATAAGTGTCACCGGTAGGTGTTGGATTTGTAGAACCAAAATTAGGTACAAATGCATTAAATGGTGAATCTATATTTGTTACTTGTTGTAAATATCCACCTAATATATTAATAGAACCATCACCAACATCACCTTGTGGTCCTTGTGGTCCTATTAAGTTAATTCCGGTATCAAACCATTGGGTTGCTCCGTAGTACCATACTTGACCAGTTGCACCACCGACAAAACTACCACCATCATTCAATAAAAAGTCATTTTTTCTATAAACTCCGTCTGTTGGTAAATTAATCGTAGTTGCCCCACTTCCGGCTACCCATTGCGAACCTCTTACTCCTTCAGGTCCAGAAACTCCATTATTTCCCGTTGGTCCAATCGGACCTTCGGGTCCACCTCCGGCCAATATTAATTGGTCAAAATTAAAATTAACTTTTTCTGTTAAATCTGTGATGTTATCAGAACCGAATAATTCTTTTATGTGTATATTTGCCATGCAATCAACTTTATTTTAAAGGATATAATATCCGAACTTAGAATATTTAATCAATAACTAAACCGTAGTTACTTTAGTAATGAAAGCGAGAGTTACATTTTTATCACTTGGTTTATTATAAGTAAAGTTGAAATCAAAATCATTAAATTTTTGTTGAACAAAACTTATGTTTTCCAATCTAATAAATCCATCTAATATTAATTCTTGTTCGGTTTTACTTGTTTCTAAAACTGGTTCATTTGATAATTTAGAACTATACTTTACATAGGCATATATTTCCCTTGAAAAATATCTAGGTAAAATATTTGTTTTTATGTATCTTTCGATATCATCATCTAAGGTATCTAGTTTTTGAAAGTTATAAGAACTATTTACATACTTATCAAATAATGGTTTTAAACTTGGATTAATTTTATCAATCAATTCTTGTGTATTTTTTATTTGACCTGAAATAACATTGTTAGAATTTGTATCAATAACAATATTTGAAGAACCGTACTTTTCAATTTTTACATCATCAGGTATATTCATAATTGTAGATGCTAAAAAACTTCCTACTTCTTTAGGTTCAATATATCCCGGAAAACTTGTAAAATCGGTTTTACTTTCGTATCTTTTATGAAAATTATGGTCCCAACAACTTCTAAAAATATAAGAATCTTGTTTATCAATAGAAATTTCTCCTACTTTCCAAAACTCCGGTCTTAACGCACTTTCTTTGTTTAAATCTAATATAGTTAAAGGGTTTTGTTCGTTAATTTTATTTATGTATAATTGTTTATACAATCCAAAACCTGGATAAGTACTAAAGAAATTTGTATTAGTAAACCTTAATTGTTTTCTTATTGCATCTGTAAATTTTGTATCAAAATCTTCACTAAAGTATATTACATCATTAACCTTTGGATTGTAGTTTCCATTGAATCTAAACATAGTTGAAAAATAAGTACTATTCAAACCTATTGTTTTAGAACCTATTGGTTCAAAATTAGTATTTGCTAACCCGTTAAATATAATCGGTTCAGTGGTTATGTAATCAGCTTTTACATTCGTAGAATAATCTTCGAATTCTATTAGGAATGTATTTGTAGCACCTATTGCCGTTCCACCTACTTCATCTACCGTAATATAATTAATATCAGGACTTCCTGAATTAACCTTGTCAAATATAGTTGCAAAACTTATATCATTTATTAAACCTTTATATGCATTATACCCACCTTTTTGATATATAGGTATTTTATCCAAACATTGATTTGGAAAAGGTAAAGTAGAATCATGTATATTTGGTATCGGTGTAGAACCCGTTCCTGTTATAAAATTAAATTCTTTAGCTTTTATTGTATTTTTAGTTACAGAACCTATTTCATCTATTTCTAATGTTCCTCCAGGAACTACTATTAATATTTTTTCGTATTTACCGTTTGTAGTCGGTACAATTTGATTTATGAAATTAGGTATAGAATTATTTGCAGTATTTTGAGTACCATTTATTGTATAAAAAGTACCATCATTTGTAAAATTAGCAATATTAATACTTCCATCTTCTATAAACGGAGATATTGAACCACTTAATTCAACATCATCATAATTTCCTGTACTATCAAATTTATCTTCTAAAACATATAATGAACTTCTATCTAAATGTAAAGCCGTTGCTCCGGTTGCTCCTGAATTATCATAGTTCAAGTAATAATCTTGCAACTGAGCTTCTATAATCATAGTTATAGTTTTATATTTCTTGTTTTCAATTATAGAATAATTCAATGCATTATCGGTATTGTTAGTTAAGATAGCACTAAATTTATATCCGTTGAATTCATCACTTTTAAAAACTCCTATGTTTTCTATATTAGAATTTAGTGGTGTATCACTTTCAACCCTTCTTTTGAATTTTATTTTAGTTCCTCTAAAAAAAGTTTCCCCAAAAGAATCTTCGTTACCTCCACTTATTATAGAATATTTTCTTTTTGCTGGAAAATAGTAATTTCCTACTTTATATTCCGTAAAGTATTCTAAAAATTTATCTTCTGTTATATCTTTTACTCCTAAATTATTTGTAGCACCTATTGCATAACTACCCTTTTCTATTGCATTTTCAAAATATGAAAATGATTCAATTTTTTCTTTTGTAGTTAAGTAATATGGATATTTTTGTAGATAGTACCATTCGTGTGTAAAGAATCTAAAATCAGGTAAAACATTTTTGGATGAAGGAGAAAAATTATCATAACTAAATGCACTATTACTAGTCATTCTATAATTATTTTCTCTAACATCTTTCCCATCGTCATCATAAACCCACTTATTGATATAAGGTATAATTCTACCCTTTATGGATAATTCCGGTAACCCATTTTCCGAAAGTCTATCATATTCATTAGTAATAGTCGGAATGTCACCAGTTACTTCATCTATTTTTCCTGTTAGTCTTTTAAATCCTGTGTCTCTAAAATTTTTTATTGAAAATTGAATATTATTTGCATCTGGATAGATTGGATTTCCTGAAGTATTCGTACTTGTTCCACCTTTTTGCCAATATTGTTTATCTAATTTTTCAATATAACCATCACCATCCTTTCCGTATTCACTTCTAAATTGGTCATAATCAAATTGTTTAATTGGATACATAGACATCAATCCAACTTTGTTAGTTTCTATTTCATATAATTCAGAATAAGCACCCGGTGATACCCAAACATCTCCTGTACAATTTATAGTTTTATAACTATCGAAATTTGTAAAATCTACGATTCTACCATTTTCATAAACGGGTTCATCTAAATATGCATCAATCGAAACAATTTTAGAATACCAAGTTTGTGTTTTTAGAAATAAAGATGTATTAAAATAACTAGTAAATTCAATAGGAATTCTTATCTTATTTTTACTTTCATTATTTCCATTCGTTAAATTACTTTCTAATATACTAAAATCTGAACTAATAAACATAGATGTTGCACCAGCAACAACTGAATTATAATCTAAAAATGAAAACCCTGTTCCTCTTTTTGTATTGAAATCTACAAGATTATCAAAAGTTTTATAAGGAACATCAATTGTATTAGGAAAATTAATATCATCACTATAAATTAAGTATTTGTATTTGTTCCAATATTCATTAATACCTCTGGTAAATACAACAACTTTATCAAATTTAGCAATTGCATTAATATTGAAGTCTTCATCTATTTGCGAATATGAATTTATTGCAGAAACTATTGCATTTGCAACTTCATCCGGTGTTCCTTGTAAAGAAAATTGGTTTCCATCAAAAGTTCCTCTTGTAAGTCCCGTATTTCCTACAAAAACTTGATTGAGATTAAAATCAGTTTTATATTCATCTACATCTTTTATTCTTAATTCAAATGAATTTGTAGTTCCTGTAATTTTAAATTCGAAATAAGACCTACCTGACTTATTTGTTTTGGTCGAAGGAATTATACCTACACTATCTTTTGTAAACCCTTTGAAATCTCTTGTGTTTATAATAGTATCTTTTAGAATTAATTCATTACTTTGCCAATCTAAATTATTTTCTAAATCGTAAAATTTTCTATCTGTTGAATAAACATAAGGTAAAAAGTTACTTCCTTTTATATCAGAACTAGGTACATTATATTCTGTTCCGTAATCTACAAATAATTTTATTCCATCTTTATTTTCTAATACAATATTAGAATCGGAAAGAACATCTACGGAAGAAACAGATTCAATATCCTTGTTTTGTTTTATATTATCGTATTTTTTATCATAAAATGCTTTACTATCTAAATTGAACTTAGATATATCATTTTTATTGAAATATATTCCGAAATATCTATTGACCGTAAAATCAGCATCTTCTTCATCATCAAATAAAAATTCTAAATTTATGATATTAGGGTGTACAACTCCTTTATTTTGAAATTGATTTGTAATATAATTATCAAATTCAGTTACTGTTCTATCTACCGGAAATGCTTCACTAAACATATCCATTGCTTCTTTTGTAAACCCACTTTTTTCTAATGAAATACCGTTGACTGTACTATTAGAATTTATATTCCAATCAATAGTCAAAGAACTTTCTGGCATTTCTACATCATTTATATGATTTCTTAAATACTTACCTAGTGTAGAATCAGCTCCTAAGTCAAAAACTTTATGTAATTTTGCCTTAGAAAGTACAGTATTGAAAAAATAATCACTAGCAGTTGCTCCTGAAAAAGTATCAAAATAGTTAGCATCGTAAATTTGTTTTTCAATATCAGCATTGAAAGAATTTTCTTCGTTTTTCGTAGAAACTGAAACTGGTTCGGGTATCTTGAAAATTGCAAAATGTTCAGGAATGTCATTCGGTTCTAACCATATCGGTGCAAAATAAGAAATTTGTTCATCATATAATTTAGAAATCTTTGGTTTTATTCCTTGTTGATAATCAGTATAGTATTGTTTACTAAAATCTGTTTTTATAGAATAGAAATCTTCAACATCTTTTAATGCATATAAAAGTGTTTTAGGTATAGAACCTTTATTGAAAAAATTATAAATTGAACTAGACCAACTATTTTCTAAGTCTAATTTAACCTTTTTGTATTTGTTTCTTGTAAGTTCTGGACTAGCATCAATAGTTTCAATAAAAATATCTCCTTTACTATCAACTACCATTTTGATATTTCCTGTAAGTTTAGGATTAGTTTTTAATAAAGAATATGATGTTTTGTTTGTAAATACCTTCGCCATTCCGATATAACTATTTTCAATATTTAATCAAACAAAAAACCTACTAAAATAGTAGGTTTTGTAATCATTTTCGTAAAGATTTTTTATTTGTAAGCCAAGTTTGAATCCTATATCCTTCCTGTTCAGCCCAATTACTATAATGTACGTGGGTCCAATAAGGTGGAAAGAAAAGAATAGTCCCTTGTTTCAAAGGAACGGTTACGTCTAGATGTGGAAATACTATTTCATCACCAGTATCTTTAAGTGAAATTATAATTGTTCCTACTCTATATTGATAACTATGTTTAAAAACATCTACCTCTATTCCATCTTGATGTTCTAAAGTAGGTCCAACTATTTTTCTTAATTGATAACCAGTATCAGCTAGGTTATTAGTTAAATCTTCGAAATTAGGAACATTTTGTACTATAAATTTCTTTATGGCTTCACCTACTCTTTTAAATATGATATCATCAATTTCCTTTGCTTTAGGTAAATTCATTACCCTTGAAAGTATTATTTCTTTAGATTTTGTATTTCTATTTTTTTCCGAATAATTTCTTATTGTACTATGTTCCTTTTCGTACGTATCTATAAATTTAATTATATCTTTGCAATCTTTTTTTGATACTAGTTCAGCACTCAATATAAAGTTGCCGTGATTAGTTACAGTTTTTTTCATTAATAAATTGAGTTAATATATGTATATTAAAGTAAAAAATAAAGTTGTTTATTTTAATTTATTTTCGTATATTAGTTACTACCTATATGTTAGGTGTAATTTGATTTACGTTATTTGTAGTTTGATTTATAGTATTTTGAAATGTCGAACTCGGAACATCTGATGCACTAATAGAATTAGATTTGTATCTTGATGTTATTTCGATATCAAAAGAAAATTTACTTTCATCATAATATAAATCTAATCCTAAAATTTTTCTATATTCTAATTGAGTAATACCATCTTTTCCTGATATTTTACCTATACCTAATTTACCAGCACCAAAATAATCTGTCATTCTATATTGATATACAACTTGTAAAACAATTGCATTTGAACTCCCAAGTGATAATTCTTTTTTACTTATCTTATCGTTTCCTTCAACTCTAATATTTTCGTATCCTAAAGGACTTAGGTATAAATAACAACCACAAGAACGTTCACCTAATAAATATTTATCATTTTCTTGAAAAGATATTTTATTTGTAGTATCTGTAATAGCACCTATCGAACCTTGACCAAAGGCAGTTTGTTTATAAAAATCTGTTGGGTTGGCAAAAACATTTAGATTGCTAGCTCTTGAAATAGAAGTGTTTTTATCTATCCATTCATCATTTACTATTGTATTTGTATTGAATAAATCCGGATGTTGACAATGTACATATACTTGATTAGGGTCAAAGGTTACAGTACTTGCTTCGTGACCATTAACAACGCCCGATGTTGTTTGAACACCATCCCAAATAAAGAAATTACTATTTACTTTATAGTTATTAATAGTTGTTGTCGAAATATTATTTTCAAATCTATGCATATTACCTAAAATAGTATTAGGTGCTTCAAAAAGGTCTTTGGTAGTAGTAATATCACTACCCCTTGAATATATAAATTGACCTTTTACTTGTGCACTCTGATAAGGTAAATTATAAGCAGTATGATTGGGATTAGTAATATCTTCATTTGCTGGATTACTTAATCCCAAAGATGGTAAAGTACTATATTGAGTTGAAGCTTGTTCAAATTTACTCCCATCATTATCAAAAGCCAATGATGAAACATTACTTTTTAAAGCAGCCGATAATTGAATAGGTGTTGCAGCATCATTTTCTATTCTAATAAAATAGTTTTTAGTTATTATAGTTCCTTTAGGTTCATCCAAAGAAGAAACTTCATCTTTATAGTTTCCGGCAAAAATCGGAACTGTTGTATTATTTTGAACAATTTTTTGATTACCACTTTCATCCTCTACTTTAATAAGTAAAATACCAACGGTCTTATTTATTTGTGCTTCTAAAGATGAAATTTTATCTTCTAAACTTTTCAAGTAATCTAATAAACTAATTACATTTCTTTCTTCGGAAAGAAAACCAGAAGCAATATTTGCCGATTGGTGTTTCCAAGTTATACTATTTTGAACAAATTGGTCATTGATATGAGTATAAACTCCTCTTTCAGTTAAATCTTCATTTAACCTAACTTTTACTTTTTCGTTGTTAGTTTCATCAATAATTGATAAAATATCTTTAGAAATACCCAAATCGTCTGGAAATTCAATAGATATAATATTACAAAATTCAGATTCAATAGGATTTGCTGGATAACCAGCTTCCGAAAGTGATTTTATTTTTATTTCTACTGTTTCATTTGGTCTAATTGGAATATCAAGTTGATTTATATTAACTTGTTCTCCGTTTTCAGTATCTTGTTCTTTCCAATAATACCTACCGGTATCAGCATCGAAATATCTTTCTCTTAAAGGCGATTTCATAGAAACCCAATTAGAATAAACTCCCTTTTGAGTATTTCCATCTGCATCCGAAAAGTCAAATTCTTGTAAATTATTTGCAGCACCTCCTTTTGTAAGATATCTATATTGAATCTTAAATTGAATTACACTTTGTTCCGAACCATCGGTTGCAATTCTATTTTCAGGTAAAGGCCAAAAACCTCTAACTCTATATTTTGCATTGGCAGTTGAAGTTGTTTTATCTTCTGCTTTTGTTAGAATATCAGAAACTACTGAATTATAAAGTGATTCGGTTGCAGCTCTTTTTTCTATTAAAGTTTGTAGTTGGTTGTTATCCGAATCTCTTTCAATGTCTGACTTATAATTCTTAGTAGAAATTTGTTGTCTTTTCGTAGAAATTGCTTTGTCTAAATCTCCTAGTTCACTTTTTAATGATAACTTTTCTTTATTAAGTGATTTAATATCTTCGTTAGATTGTCCGTCAGTTGCATGTTTGTTAATTTGAACAACTTTAAAATCGTTTACTACTGCTTGTGGAACATTTGGAACGATTGCTTTTGAAACTGGTGGAATATTTTCTTGTGTCATAGAAAATAAAACGGCACCAAAATCTACTACTTTTTCTTGATAGTAAGTATCTAATGTTTTAACTACACTATCCGTGTCTTTTATTGTCAATTCATTAGAATAAAAACTAATTCCAGGAGAATAGTTATCAGCTGGTCTATTTGAATCCGGATTTATAGGTTTTAAAAATACAGAAAGGTATTCGTTGAATCCAATTCCAACTCTAATTTCTGGTGATATTGCTTCAACAGGATAAAAAGATAAATTATCAGCCCCTATATTAACTGAATCATAACCTTCTGCAAGAATAACAGAAATCGTAAATGTTTCGAAATCTATTCCCGTAACTTTATATCTTGTACTTTTATCATTTTTATTAACTAGTAAAGAATCACCAACTTTTAATTGTTGAGTTTCTAAAGTACTAGAATTTTTATCATTGTAGGTTATTTTATCTAATTGAAACTTTTGCGTTTTCTTGGTAGTATCAACACCATCAACTACTATATTTTCTGTTGATTCAAATACTCTTAATACAGAAAAGTTTCCGTAAAATCTAGGTTCTACGGGTGGTAAGTCTAAAACATCATCATCAATTGTATATAAAATACCATTTGTATTGATAAGGTCTAAAAAGTCTGCATAAGACAAATCAGGATTATTCTTGATTTGCAAATTGAAAATATTTAATTTTGCTTCGGTATCTAGATTCAAAATAAACTTTTGCATTTTAACCTTTGTTGTATCAGGGTCTAACTGGGTTGGAAAATTTAATCCAACATACAATAAAGGATTCAAGAAAGATTCAAAGAACCAATTACTTTTAGATTTAAAACCAGTAGGTGTTTGAACTTTTACTATATCATCAGCACTTTTCTTTAGTGTAGATTTTACAATAGTTCTAAAAGTTCCGTCCGGTAATTGAACACTAGCATCTTTATTATTCAATGCTGATATTTGCGTTATGTTTTCATCAAGTCTTTCGATATCTTTTTTTAAGGCACCGAAACTTGGAATAGTTACTGTTTTGATATTGTCATTTGCAATATCTTCTAAAGTTAATGTTACTACATCTGCATCACTATTAACAACCGCAGAAAGTTTTGTTAAAATTTCGGTGTTGTTTCTTTGTAGTTTTATAAGATTGTCCACAATTGAACTTAAACTATTCTTTACGTCTGACATATCGCTTATTGTATTTTCTTTATGTATTTAATATTATCTTAAAATGTCAATTGTAAATGAATACGTATTGGCATTTGTACAAATTATTTCAATTATAGGTCTAGTTCCTGATAAATCAACATTACTTAATTTAGTCATTAACCATTTGTATGAACCTAAGTTTCTTTTATTTTCGGCATCTGTATATATGTACAGATTTCTAGTGCTTGCTAATGAGAAACCTTTATCAAAAACAATTCTATAAACTTGACCGGTTTGAAATTTTTCAACCGTATCATCTATATTTATAATAACATCATTGTCTATATTTAAACTTTCAGTCGAATCATTCTTAAAGTAATTCGTAAATTGACCTAAATTAATTATATTGTTTTTTGTACTATAAGAAACTGAAGTTGTATCTGTTATCCCATTTCCGGATGTATAATTCAAATTTTTTGAAACATTATAACATACAGGGAAATAGTTATATTTTTGAACTACGTTACTAAGTATTACTTTATCAGGAACGGATTTATCTAATTTCAATCCAGGTCCTTGTACGAAAGGACTTAAATCATAAGATAAATCACTTGTTAATTCCCCAGCTGCCAATTTGTTTAACCTTGTACTATTATTTCTAATTAATTCAATTATAGTAGTAGGACTTTCTAATGCAATTAATGAATTTTGTACAGAGGTTTGTAGTGCAGTAATTTTAGCATTCAATTCATCAATAGTTGCTTGATTGAAATAAAACTTTTCTAAATTATCTACTTTAGTAGTTATATCTAATATTGAAAGTTGTTGAGTAACAAAATTTTCTGTTGCATCTTGTAATTGAACCATTGCGTCCGAAAACAAATCCATAGAAAATGTTGAATATTCATTTATACTTCTTTCTACACCTACATTATCAGCACTAGTATCAAATTTTATATTTGTTTTTAATGAATATGCATTTCCGTTTAATTTAGTTATTGGATTAGGTTTAAATTTAGAAAACGATTTTAATTCTGAACCTGCACTTATAGTTTCTTCGAAATCATCAATAAACAAAACACCATAAAGGTTTCTTTTTACAAGAGAACCATCCGATTCATTAAAAATATCATAATAAAGTAATACGGTATTGAAAGCAAAATTTTCAGCTTCTGCTGTTGCATTTAATTCTGCAATAGAATTTACACTTGCATTACTTGTTACTTTAGTATATTTTGCACTATCCCAATCAATGATTGCACCATCCATATTGGATACCTTTACATTAAATTGATTAGTAAAACTTAAATCGGTTGCAACTTTTATAGTCGTATTTGCTGTTGCACCAAATGTATTTTCTGTTGTATAATAATCACTTGTACTATTGGCAAAATATGCATTGATTGACATTCTCGGGTCTGCGGCTGCAGTTCTACCTTCGATGTCATCTCCATTTGTACCTGACCATTGTATATTAGTATTGTAATTAGCATCAGAAAGAGTATTAAACAAAACCGTAGGTGTGTTTCCGTGTTCTGATGGCATATGTAAGTAAACTTGTGTATATGCTTCTCCACCTCTATTGACATTGTTAATCAAATCAATATCACCTAAATATTTTACTACCCTATTATAAGTATCTTTGCTAGAATCGGTAGTATTTTGTCCTTCTTCTACAAACATATTAGCAACATTTGAATCTACATTCAAAGTTGCATTATCAAATCTTATTGCACCTAAATCAGCCAACCATTTCCAAAATATTCTTTCTGTTACTGTTTGATTAGTGCTTGTATCGTATAAATTACCAATAGAATTTTGTTTATTAAGAACTATGTTTTCCCAATTCAAAACATAATTTTGAAAACTATTTGCAATATATGTATTTTGTTGTTGATTAACACCAAGTAAATCGGTAATAACCGTATTACTACTCCAAGCAGTTGCTCCGGTAGTATTTGCTCTGTTTCCTAATGCTTGCCAAACTATATTGTTAGAATTACTACTTGGAATATTAACTTTAGGTAAATCTAAAGCTGCAAATTTACTAAATGTAAATCTAACATTATCATCACTAAAAGTTTTTGCAATATCATTTGCTGCACTGTTAAAAACATAAATTGTTCCACCTTGTGTGCGTAAAGGTCTTAATAGTGGTGTAGCCATATTATTTTATATTAGTTTTATTTATTTAATCAAAGAAAAAAACCTACTAATTGTAGTAGGTTTTAAAATTAAAATTAGTTGTTTTTGTAAACTATAATTTACAAAAAGTGTCATTAATGTAAAAAATAGCTTTACTTAAATACTATTAAGATATTTGATTGAATCTTTTAATCCTTTTATTCTTACATCTAAGTAATCATCTTCTTCTCCACCTGGAGCTGATTGTTTCCAATTTATATATTCATCTACTATATCTTCAAAAGCAAGAATTGCTCTACCTAATTCAGTTCCTTTTAGTGCTCTCATTGCTTTAGGAGATAATTTTTCTGAATACTGTCTACCAGATTCATCGTAAAATGGATTTGATGTAGCAATTCCACCTCCTATATCTACTGTAAATTCTTCTTTTATATAGAATGTTTTTCCACTATGTAAATCAGCTATGTAATTTTTTAATTTATTATAAGTCCATTTTTTCTCCGTTTGCTTATTAGTAGGTGAATTATTATAAGACCTTTCATCTTTATTAAAATACTTTACCAAAATAGCGATAGCTTCTTCTCTATTTTTAGGTCTTTCCTTTTCAGGGTTATATCCACTTTCGTTAAGACTTGTAAATTCTTCTAAGTTTTTCATTTTTATTTTTTATTTTCTATATTTAATATTTTAAACCCCCATTATACAATATACGAATAATATTCGACAATTGCAAGTTATTTTAAAAATAGGTCGTTATTTATAATCATTCTAAACAGCACTTGTAATAGTTTCAAAAGCAGTACCATTCCAGAACTTCAATTTTTTAAGTGTTGAATCGAAAGTAAGTATTTTTGGACTAGTTGTTGTTAATAAACTTGTTATTGCAGTAATTTCTGCAGTTGTCATTTCTGAAATTTGAATTCCATCAAATCCAGTCGCACCAATAAAGTGTTTATTTACAGCACCAACAGTAATAATTGTATCAATAATTTTAGAATTGTCTGCACCTAGTTGTAAAAAAGAACCATTGGTTGTTGCTTTAAAACTTCCCGATGAAATACTTACATTTCCACCTTGAACATCAACTCCTGAAGTAGTAAGAACAATACCTTCAGTTTTAATAGTTTGATTTGAACCACCTAATCCAGTATTGTCAATCAAACCAATCGTTGTATCAACAACACCTAAAATATTATTGATAGCATCGGTATTTATCTTAAAATTATCATTAATAGTTATTCTATCTGCTGATAATGAATTTGTACCTTGTAATGTTGTAATTGTTATCGCCATCTTTTTTAATTTTAATTTTTATTCGTATGATTTTACTCTAATCAATCCGTTTTTTGTTATAGTTTTTTTATTTCCGTTGGTATCTTCTAATTCTAAAGAAATATTATATTCTCCTTCATCAGTAAAAAGGTATACCATATATTTATTCAACCAACTAAATACTTCTTCTCCTGTTCCAACTTTCGTTATTTTCCATTTAGGATTTTTAAATCCAGGCATCCACGAAATGTCGTAATTAAAATAAATTTGAGTAAATGGCTTTACATCTCTTTGATAGTAAAGAACATCTAAACTATTCCAAGTTGCATTAGTTGTAATGCTTCTTGCGTATTTAGTTCCATAAACCTTATTGTATTTAATAATATTAATTTCGTTACTCGACAACAATTTTTTAAATGCCAATATTTTTTCATCGTTATATGGTGCTGTTGCACCTTGATAAGATTGTACTATATTAAATCCCCATTCATCAAATGGAGAATTCGTATTCAAATCAGTAGCCAATGCTGATAAAGTTTGAATACTTGATGGAATAGTATAAGATATATTATCAATAGTTATAGATTGGTCTGTAGCTCCTGTTCCACCTATTGCATAAAAATTATTGAATCCGTAAATATCAAAACTAGAACCGGCATCACCAACAGCACCGAATCCATTCATTGGTGTATTGAAATTTGAAATATCGTTAATAGAAGAACTACTAAAGAAATATTTTTTAGGTTTTTCAAAATTCTTAGATACTGCAATTATTTGATGAATAGTCGGAACTCCGTATTTTATTATTGGTCTGTATTCATAAATAAAACTTGATAAAATAGGATTTGTAGTTTCACTTAAAGAACTTAATTGTTGAACTAAATCAACGTATTTATTTCCCGTCAGATTCAATGTAAATTCACTCCAATTTTCTAATGTGTTTCCAGCACTATCTTTTACTGTAATATCATTTCCAGCACTTAATAAATTCAAATCTTTGATATAGAATTTAGTATAAGTACTACTTAAATCATCCCAATATAAGTGGTCAACATCATCCCAAGTAACATTATCTCCAATGTTTTTCCAAGTTTTTGAATTTATATCTCCTTTACTTCGTAAAACAGCATTTTGTTTAACTAAGTTTTGATAAAATTCTACTCTATCTATACTATGCCATGCTAAAATAGCATCGTCTGTATTTGTATTCGGTAAGAAAGGTAATTCCCAAGAACTGCCCATTTCATCCCAAGTTAAATCTTCTAAGTCATCCCATTTAACATCACTTAAATCTTTTATTTTCCAAGCCGTAAAGTTAGGATTCTTTTGTTCAACTGTAATATGATTTATTTCAGTATTTTTACTATATGAACCGTACATATCAAATAAAGTCAATTCAACCGTATAATCTCCTGGATGAGGTAAATTAACCGCCCATTCTTTAAAATCAGATAGTGACCCTTTTACAGTACTTGACCAAAAAGGTGAAACTGAATTTGCTTCTTTGTAAATATACCATTGTATTTCGTAGAAATTAGCATTACCTATATCATCCCAAGAAACTCCACTAAATGGGTCAACGCCACTATTATATGCCGATGTTGGAAATCCTGATGCACTTGAAAAATTGAAATCATTGTAATTTCTTTTTTCATCTACACTATTCCAAGTAAGATTTGCATCTGACCAAGTAATATCAAAACTTGTATTTTTTAAAATTATAGGATATCCAACAGGAATATTTTCATTATTGTCTAATTCAGACAATTTAAAATCTCTATCAAAAAAGAATTGTAAATATGCTTTTTGATACGTACTTATTGGTTGAGCTCCGTTTAGGTAATCTTGAAAAGAAAGTACAGGTATAGATGATGCATATGCACCTTGTTCTACATAAGATGTTAAAACGGCACCAGTATTTTCTTTTTCAACAAAAAGTATTTTATTGTCATCTACTGTTATATAAAATTCATCGAAAGGTGCTCCTAATTTAATAAGACCTTCGTATAATTTTAGTGCGTTTGATTTATTTGTACTTTTATAGTCAGCTTCTATTTCGAAACCTACTCCAGAAACACTATCAAATATTTTTAATTTATTTCGAAAAAATGAATTAGTAAGAGTAAATTCTCGTACTTTTAAATTTGCTGAACCATCTAATAATAAGTCAGGGCTTATTTTTACACCTAACCATTGTAGTGGTCTCAAATCTTCTATGAATCCATGTTTACGTGGAAACACTTCAAAGGTCGGATTTATATTTATATCTACATCATCAACTCTATTAACTGAATTCCAATAATTCAATTCTACCTTTGTATAATAAAGTGCTTCCCCTACAATATCAATTATTCTACTGTTTAGTGGTAAGAAATATTTCTTTAACTTATCTTTAAGTGCATATAATTTAACTAATATTTCATCAATTGTAAATTCGAAAGATTCTTTAGTTATAGGTAAACCATCCTCATCATATTGTCCAGTTTCTTCTGTGATTTGATAGTACATACCAAATTTATTAGTCTTTGAATATACTTTTGATGGGAATAAGTCAGAAAGTTCTTTTGTATTATTAGAATTCAATAATACACTTTCTATATCAACCGGTCTTAGTTTACCAAAATTGGCTGAATCAACTTTTACATTTTTCCAATACTCTTTTATGGCAACCGATTCATAACCGAAATATTTAATTATATTAATGAGTGCTTTATATGAACCAAGATACGGAAAAATATTATGAAATTCAAGTAAAAGTTCTTTTCTTTTTTTGTTAACAATTGCAAAATCAATATCTTCTTCATTTACATTCGTAGAATCAAATATCAAGAAATCTTTGGTATTCAAAGTATGTCCTAGTGTTTCTAACATCAGGGGTAATCTTGTATCTTCCGCTACTGTATCTACAAATAAAAATAATTCTCCTATCTGAACTTTAGTTGCCCCTGTTTTGAAATACATGTTTACTTTACCTACAAATGAATTTTCAACTTTCGATGAAAACCCTATATTTGCCGTTGAATAGTTCTCTTGTAATTTGTTTATTTCAAAAGAATTCGGTATATTTGTATAGGTAGTCCCTGCTATTGAAACATTCGTAAATGAGGCATCATAGGTCGCTTCTACGGACTGATTAGTTCCTTTGTCTATATAGTATGTTTTATCATCTAAAGTGATGTCAAACGTAAAGAATTCGTCTGTTGAAGTTTTATCTATTTCAAATAATATTTCTTGTGCATCGTTATCTACATTCGTAGGTTTTACGTACATAAATTTTTGATATTCTGCACTATAAACTTTTTCTAATATAATTATTTGTTCCGATTCAATTAAATCTACCGAAATGGCATTTTCACTAAGAACATAGTTTCCTCTGTACAATCCAGAAACAGAATCATAAAATAAGTTTAGGTTGTTTCCTTTTTTATTAAAGAAATGTAAGTTTTCTTTTTTAATTGACATCTGATATTATTTATTTGGATTTTCTTCTGTATAGTTATATAAATTTTCAATAAGTTTAACTGAATAATAATTATTCATTTTAATCATTTCCAATCTTTTTAAAAATCCTTGCATAATTTCATTTTCAGTTCCAGTCAAATACGGAGACATAGTTTTTTTGAATATGTCTAATTCTTCTTGAACCGCTGGTTCATACGCTTGTTTTATTTGAGATTTTTTAATTGACATATTTATATATTATTTTCTCGGTATAGATTCTCTAATTACAATATTTAGTGCCGATAAATTAGTCCCATTTATTCCATCAGCGTATTCAACACCGTTCCTGTCAGTAAATCCACCTCTAATAATTGGCAATTCTTTGTTTCCTATTGTAATGTCACCGAATTCATCTAAACCTAAATTCGGATTTTCTCCTGATTTAAGAGTAATTTTTTCAGTTGTTTCTATTGAATTACTTGCATTTAAGTTAGGTACATCATTATTTTTTCTAACTGCTTCTATTAAAGCACTAGTTGCATCTGTGTTATTATAATCAATTTTCTTGAAATAATAACCATTAAAAATAGCTTCTTCGTTGGCCTTAGAAATAAAATCAACATAAACTGAATCAATACCATCAATCTTTTCCATCATTTTAATAATATCTGAACGAGGTATTTTATCCCTTCTTTGTAAAGATAAAAAGTATTCTCCTAATGCATTTGTTATTTCTGCTTTTATAGTATCTTCACTAATAATGTCATCGTAAACTCTAATGAAAACATTCAATGCATAATTTGTAATAACTGGGTCAATTATTTCTAATTCTGTTGAAATTAATTGTCTACCACTTTTGTTGATTACATCATAAACAGCATCTTTATCTTCTTTAGAAAGATAGAAGTTGTTAATATCGGTACTAAAGTAATCAGAATTACTTTGTACCTTTCTAGTGATATCTGGTAACAAGAAAAGATAAACTATATTATCATCATCTAAATATTCATCTCCAAAGGTATTGAATGCATCAATATAACTAAATTGATTATATTTAGATAAGAATGCTGTATAATTTGTAGGATTTGCAAGAACTAATCCTCTACTATTTTTATTAAGTAAAAATCTTGTAAGTTCTTTATCTTCTGCATCAGCACCCATTGTTATTTTCTTAGATACGCTAATATCGAAAATTTCATTCAAATCCAACTCACCACCAAATCCATCAGAAACCTCATCGACAAATTCAAGCAAAATAGAAGATGATGATTCCCCAATATTACCACCCGAACCATTTGAAGCAATCCACTCCACTTGGATTTTTTCTCCAGAATCTGGTATATAACCATAATCTTTATTGCCAAAATATATATCAACCCCACCATTAATTCCTGTTTTTATTATTACCCCTTTTTCGTTTTTCTTAATATCATAAAGAGATTCGAAATTTTTAAATTCTTGACCATTTACTAAAACAGTAATTATATCATTTTCTATTTGTGCAAATCTAGTCGGAATATTAAAAGATTGTAAATCAGTATTGTCCCCTGTAAAATTTGAAGTGTTCAATTCTCCTTCAACAACTTGAAACTTAAATAGTTTTGAACTTGTTTTAGGTATATAAACAGAATCTGAATCTAAAATGATTACATAATTTTTTTGATTGTTTTTACACAATATTTTACTGTAATTTTGAATTTGTATATTAGCGCCTGGTATTTCATTTGCCATTCCAGGTTTTATCTTTAATGATAATTCACCTTTTGCACTAACCGGTCTACTGGGGTTGTGACCCGTTAATCTTGATAATCCTAAAATAGAATTTTCTTTGAATGCTGTTAAAAGATTTCTTTCATTTAAAGAATCCTCTAAATAAAAGTATTGTAATTTGTTTAATTCGTTAAGTACATCAATAATTTGACCATACGGACTTGAAGGAGAAAAGTTTAAATCTCTTTTTTCATATTCCTTGATTAAGTATAGTTCTATTTGCTCTTTTAATTGACCATCAAACAGTCTACTTTTGTCTATAATCTTATTAACTTGGTCTTTTGCTTTCTTTGACATCTACGAACAATTCTTTTTGTATTTAATTGATGACCATTCTAACTAAATTGTCATCTTCTACGGTTATATCAATAATTGCAGAATCACTATTACCTACTTCATAGAATTGAACATCTATTTTATAACTAAATTCCCCTGATAATGAGCAATTTAATCCTATTTGTTCATTTATAGCTTGTTTTAATTCACTTTCACCTACATTAAAATCCCATAAATAAGAACGCAATCCAACTCCGAAATCTGCTCTACCTAAAACTGTTGAAGGTGGTGTTGATAAAACCATTTCTATTTGTTGCAAAAACATAGTTAACATATCGTTGATTTCTATATCTTTTTCACTATATAAAGAACGTTGTGGTCTTCTTATGTATATATCGGTTGCGCCCATTTATTCCTTTATTTTTATAATCCATTAGTATGAAAGATAAAATCACTACCTCCTCTCATACTTTTAACTTCTTCTTTTACTTCATCTACACTTTCTTTTCCTTGGTCATAAAACCTATCAAAATTTATAGAAGCTCCTCCCGGTAAGTCCATAGAAAATGTACCTAATATATTTGCAAGTTGCATCTTAGTTTGACCTAAACAATAATGAAAAAATAAATCTAAATTATAAAGCGATTCTAAAGGTGCTCTTACTTCGCAATCTAATAAAAAATCTGGTGAATGCTCTAAAGAACCTTTTAAAAATAATTTATTTGATTGTCTACTGTATGTATATGTTATAGGGTATTTTAAAATAAGGTCGGTCAAATCTCCCCAACTAGATGCAATTACGTATCCTAAAACAGCATCTGTACCCATCAAATCTTCGGTTCCTGACATTCCACCATTCACTCCCCAATTAGAACTCATATATTTATCAAAAGAAAAATCAGCACTTCCACCTCCCATTCTATTTTTTGAAGACCGGTCTTTTGCAACTGCATTTACTGAATAAACACACTTGGGTAATGTTAATTTCCTAGTTTGTTTAAATTCTTCACTTGTACTCCATACGGATGCTGGAATTGATAGGTAAATATTTTCTACACCATCATCCCAATTTCTATGAAACCATTGAGCTGAATATTTTACTAAATTGTCTATTGCTTTTTCTGGAACAGAAAATGGTAAACTACATCCAACAGTTATTGCTGTATTAAGTTCATCGTAAAATTCTTGTTTAGTCATATTTTATTTAATTTCTTTTAATCTTCCTTTTCGTCCAGGTTTTCAACATCTTTATCAATTACAATAGTATTTTCTGTAATTTCGGTATTAGAATATGAACCTTTCCTAAAAATACCACCATCTACATAGGAATCTAATACTTCAACACCATCTAAATAACAATTTTTAAATTCTGCATATGTGTTTTTACCATTTTTTATTCTACTATCTTTGAATTTAGAATTACCAGTTTCGCATCTATCTAAATCCGAACCAGATATTACACAATCGTGTACGGGTGTTTGAATCATAACAACATTCAATAATCTACAATTATAAAAAAGAATTCTAGGATTCTCTACTATTGTTTTTCTAAATATAAATCCAGCAAATTCAATACAAGAATTATCGGTATCATAATTTATTATTCCTTTCATGTTGAATTTAACTTCTTTCATTCTAATAAGGATAGGAAAAAAATCTTTCCACATCAAAGGAAAAAATAATTTTAGTGTTTCTTCATCATTTCTGGTATCTACTTTGAATTCTATATTTTTGAATATATTGTTGAAATTAAAATAATTTTGTCCTGCCAAAAATACATTTTTCTTAGGTTCTAATAATTTAATTAGTTTTTCTTTTATTTCACTATCGTCTTTTTCGTAAGATTCTTTGATGCTCAATAAAAAATAATCTAAAAGATATAAGATATCAGATTGTTGTTCTTCGTATTTTCTACCACCTATATATCTAAATTCTAAATAATTACTTTTTAACTTTTCAAAATTAACACCATAGTACTTGCTAATAGGATAAACAAAACTAGTTCTATTAGTACTTATTGTTTTGAAATCAAAGTTACTATGTAATGGAACTATTTCTTTTATTGATTTTGTGTATATATTATCTCTCCTTTTAGGAAATCTACTATAAACTTCTTCTTCATCAAAATTCAAAATAAAATTAAGAATGTCAATTTGCTGTATGTAATCAGTATCAGGAAAATTCAAATTCAAATGAACACCACATCTATCAGTGGTTTTTACTTCTGGTGTTTCTCTAATCCACCTCAGTACTTTTATTAATACTATTTTTGCGTGATTATAATCAAGTGGTCCGGTTACTAATTCAACAGAATGGTCTCCTAAAGAAAAGTCCGGTTCTATTTTATAGTGGTTATCGGTAGGAACGAATTCAGAATGATGCTCCTTTTCTATATTAATTTTTACCTTTAAAAGTTTTGAAAATTGTTTCTTAATTTCTCCTAAATTAAAGGTAGGTTTTCTTACAAATTCAATTTCTAAACCAACTTTAGTATTGTGTAATTCCATATCTCTTTCTTGGTTCATAAAATGCGTTAGTTTTCTTATTTAATCAAAAAAAGGCAACCATTTTCGATTGCCTTTTGTAACGATTTTATGATAATTATATTTTAAGTTAATTCTAAAACGTATTTGTTATCTTTATTGTCAAGTATTTTTACGTTGTGTCTATCTCCTTTTTTTAATTCTATACCATCTTTTAGTTTACTTACGTGAAGCAATCCGGTTGCATTTTTACCTAAAGAAATAAAACTACCATATTTTACAGTCTTAACAACTCTACCTTCAACAACATCTCCTTTTTCAAATTTAGGTTTTGCAATTTCATTTGGGTCAACTACTAACCTAGATAAAATTATTTTTCTATTGGTAACAATTTCTTTTAAATAAAAATCAATTTCTTTTCCAGGAACAACTTCCCCTTTACTGAGATGTTCAAGTAGAACTTCATCGTAATCATCTTTGTGAATCATTCCGGTTAAAACATTATTAAATTCTATAAAAACACCAAAAGGTTTAGTTCCTGTTATAGTTCCTGTATAAACTGCACCTATTTCTAATTTTTCTATTTCGGACGGAATTAAAGTTTCTAAGTATGCTCTATGGGAAACAATTAATTGGTCTTTAAATTTAGAATACATATTTTCATTTTTAATTGGCATAACTTTTATTGTTTTACCTATTAAAGTTTGAAAATCTAATAATTTGTTTATTCCACCTAAACTACCGGGCATAAATACTTGAACACCTTCTATGTTAAGAACGTATCCATTTTCTGTTAAACTTAAAACCTCTGCATCATATACAATTTCTTCTTCTGAATATTTCATTTCATTGTATAAATTCGTTTTTATGAATTCTACAATGCTAGCTTTTAAATAATCTTTAGTATCGACAATAGAAGCTTCAACTTCTTCTCCTATTTTATAAGATTCTGGATTTAATTTGTCTTTTTCTAATGAAATGTAAGCAAAGTCTTTTGAACCAATGTCTAATAGTATATCAGTTTTAGAAATTTGTGAAATTGTACCTACAATAGTTTGTCCAATTTCATATTTAAGATTTTTAGGTAGTTTGTTAAAAGATTCGTTATAAAGGTTTAACATTTCTTCGGCATATGATTCATTTGAAAGTAGTTTGCCGTTTTCTAATAATGTTGGTTTTTTTGATGTTTGTTCAAATACAGAAATATTTGTTGGGTCACCATAGGTTACTCTTTGCTCATTCATTTTTTATTTGTTTTAAAAGTTATACGTTATTTAATCTATTACTTGATGTTAAAAATTGTTGCCGGAATTGTTATTGGTGGGGGTGGTGAGCCGACAAGTGCCAACCCTGAATATAAGAATTGTATTGATTTTGCATGACCAGTAAACATATTGAAAAATGCATTAACTATTTCTTCAGTAGTTGGGTTTTCTGGGTCTGGGTCTGGAATTGGTGGTACAGGAACAGGTATCGAAACAGTAACATTTCCTGATATAACTGATGAAAACCCTGGATGTGTTGCCGGCAATTTTAATAATGCCGGTGTCCAACATGCAACTAATGATGCCGAAACAAGATTAAGGTCTAAAGGTACTGGTGCTCCGGTTTTTCCTAAAGCAAAACACAAATCAAATGCAGCTTTTATTGCAGTTTCTACTAATGGAAATAATTGTCCTCCATAACTATTACCTATACTATCCGAACCGGACTTGCAAGCATCTTTATATGCAGCCGTTATTGCCGTAGCAAGGTCATTACTTTCTAATCTATTGTCTATTGTATCTTGAAATGCAATTTCTAAGTCTTCTTTGAGTCCCATTATTATTTTTCTTTATCTAAGGTTACTAATAAGGATTTAAAATCTACCCATTTTTGATTAAGTCCTTGTATCTTTGACCAATTTGGTGCACTACTTACGGGTGCGGGTCCTGCTGGTGTAGGTATTACTAAAAGACCTATTTCATTTATCAATTCAGTAAGTAGTTTTTCTAAAGTATCTCCCAAAACTGCTGGCTCTAAACTTGTTCCTTCTGTACCTAAACTAATTCCATCATCTGAAATATGAACAACTTTTCCTGTTGAACCATTGGTAAGTAAAATGCTTTCGTCTTCATTTTTGAATTGAATAAAAGAATCATTTTTTCTAATAATTAATCCTTGTGTTTCTGTATAAAATATTTCAAGTGTTCTTTCATCGGATACTTCTCCTGTTGCATCTTCTCCGGCTCTTTTGTCATAAACTATTGACCAAACTTTTGGATAATCTTCGGCATATTCACCTAAAAGGTCATCATTTGTTTTAGATATTCCCATAAAGAAAGGAATATTTTCATCTCCGTTTTCGAAAAAAACATTACAAATTTCTCCTACTTTTGGTATATAAACTGTTCCTGATGAAAGTTGATTATAAGGAATTGCCCATGGAATAACTTCTTCTTCAAGTTCATCGTATTTACCGAATACTTTTATCTTAACTCTTCCAAGTTGTAAAGGGTCTCCTGTATTTATGACTTCTCCAACCCATATAGTTCCTAATGTAATATCTTTAAACATAGTTATTTTTTATCTTTACCGAATGTATTACCTAAATCTTTTAGTTTTTTATCGGCACCTTTCAATACTCTACCGGGTGCATTTACAATAGCATTTCTTGCATTTCCTAAAATATTACTTGCACTAAATCCGTAAACATTACCAATAAAAAGAGATGATAACTTATTTTTAACTAAATTAGCAGCTTGACTAGAAACATTTTGTGTAATATCATCTATTAGTGAACCAAAAATACCTTGCATTTCGGGTGGTTGAAATGCCAAATCGTTTAATCCGTCTTTACCTTTAAGAAAATCCATTTCTGCATTTAAGTAATCTTTTACTTTATAATATTTTTCTGTTTTACTTAAAGTTGCTAAAATCCTATAAATACTATCTTCTTCTATATTTTCATATGAAATCTTAATAGATTGACTTGCATTTTCATATGAAGAATTAGAAACTGTACCCAACATTGCTCCACTTTCATCGGGTAAAAATTCACAATGTGATAAATTGAATGTAATTTGTGTAGTATCAGTATAATCTTCTCCTAAAAATTCTGAATTTATTTTATACTTATTAGAATTGAATTCGGTAGGAACGCCCATTAAATTTTTAGGACTTTTTTTAAAATTTCTAATATCATAAACCTTTATTGTCATTTCAAATTTTCTAAGATTTTCAGGTAATATACATCTTCTATTTTTCCAATCATATGCAATTTTTCTATATAAATCCATTAATGCTGTTATTCTTAAATCAATGGATTCTAAACAAGAAATTGTTACTTCTTTTTTAAATTTTGGTTTGTTAAAATCTCTTGCCCAAGCATCCGACAAACCATCTATTGATTGAAAGTACCATGGAAATTCTGAATTTAATCTACTTAAAGTTTCTATAAAATCAACAAGCATTGTGACACGAGCAACATCTCCCATTTTTTTTAAGTAGTACAGTGCTGAATTCGGATTGTCTATATTACCGAAAAGTCCGGTTGAGTTCGTAACATTTAAAGTTTCTACATTTGAATCTTCTAAAAAACTTTCTAACCCTCCCGGTTTAATTAGATTTTTTAAATCTTTAAAATTTAGTGTTCCTGTGGCCGTTGCACTACCTATATTTATGAAAAAAAGTTTAAAACCTAAAGTAGTAGGGTCCTGAAACATAGATAAAAAATCATCGTTTCTTGCTTGTCTCCTAAAAACATTATTTTCGTTTTTAGGTAGTCTATCTGCAAATTTACTTGCGTCTTCTGTCAGTTCGTTCAATTTATCAGCCATTTCTAATTTTTATTTTTTGCAACTCCAGCACTATACGGCATTGGCCATTCTCTTCTTATCAAATTAACTGTTTGTGTAAAACCATTAGTTTTATCCCAATTAATAGAAAAATCACGAACAACATAAAATCCACTGATAAAACTATTTGCAATAAAGTTTTCAGGTCTATCGTATGTATCACTACCTTGTTCTGGTTGTGTATCTCTTTCTGCATCTCCGTATTTCATTCCAGCATTTGCTATCAATCCAACTTCTCTTTCGTAAATTGCAACCGGAATTCTTTTATACCTTGATATAGAACTAGATATATCTTGTAAAGTTATACTTAGTCCCATTTTATTTAATTCTTCGTTGTTTTGATAGTTCAAAATTTTAGCATAATGATAATTTGGATGTAAGTTTCCTTCATTTAAAGTACTAAATTGCCTACCTTGATATAAAAATTTATTTTGTAATTGATACGATTCATCTCCAGCTTTACCTTTTAAGATAACTAAATTATTTTCTGCACCATCCGTTGTTAAAGGGTCAACAAAGAAAGATTGAAATTCATAAGTATCCATATCTAAATATTGACTATACCTTTTATATCCATTTGTCATCCATATTTGACCTGAATTATTAAAAAGATTATAACTTTTTATATAGTTAGTTGTATTACTAAAATTATCGTGATTAGATAAAATAATTTTAGTATCATCTCCCTTAACACCTTCACTTTGTGAATCTTTATCTTCGGTTACGGATGATACTATATCGGCAATTCCATCTTCTAAAGTTTCATCCATAGAAAAAAGAGTATTTACATTTACAAGTGTAAGGTAATAATATAAGTCGATATAAGAGGTAAAAAAACTATTTTCATCTTTATATGAATAATCAACTGTTTTCATTATGAAATCTTTTATAGTATTGTTCGGATTAAAACGTGGCATTTTATCATTTGTAACCGTTTCGTTAGATGCAAAACCTAATTCGGTTTCATCACAAACTGATAATAAATGATTGTACGAAGTGTCTTCTAAAAAAGATAGTTGTTTTTCGCTGAATAAATTAGGTACTTTCATTATACCCGTTAAACTATAAATATTTTTATTTTTAGATGGTTGACCTTTTATAGAAAGAATATCAAAATTTATTCTTATTTTCTTTTTTGCATTATTGTTTCTACTTCTAATATACAATTCTATTAAATCACCATCTTTAGGAAAATCGTTTTGAAATTGTTTAGAAACATCATTGAATGCTAAATCTATTGTAGGTACAAAATCTTTAGAATGAATTTTAAATTTGATAATGGTATTAGAATCCATTTCATACCCATTAATCTTTATATGAGGTGTACTATTCCCCATATATTTTTCTTTATTTGCGGTTGTTTGTCTTTCGTCTTCAAAGTTACCTACTTCTATTTGTTCTAAAACAACAGCCGGTTCTTTGATTGTCAATATGTCTGAGTTCTTGCTTCCTGTTACCATTATACACTAATACTGTTAGTTTCTTTATTTATATCAATATTAGATTCTCCTGGTTTAAGTTCATTAGGTTTTACGTTTACTTTCGAACCATTTTTAACACTACTACTAATTTTTGCAAGTGTTTCTAAGCGTTTAGTATCAACTTTACTTTTCTTAGTAGAATCAATATATTTTTGTTTAGATTCCTTAGATTCTTTATTTGGGTTTTTATAAAAATTCTTAGCATTATCTAATTCCGGAATAAGAATAATATCACCAGTTCTTACACTCAAAGGGTCTGATATTTCATTACATTTTAAAATTATATCAACGTAATCATCTGAATTATAAACGGCTAAAGATATTAAATCAACTCTACGGTCATATTCTTCCGAAACCTTTATCAATTTCTTTACAAGAAAATGTACGCTATTATATTCTGGAACAAACGTAGGTTCTGCAAAATCAACTATATTAGTTATTTCGTCTTTACTTATTTGTATTTTACTGTTTAAATTTTCCATTATGCTATTACTTTACCGGCATTAGGGCTTTGAAATCTACCACTTTTTACTAAAGAAACTGCAGCACTCTCGGCCTGATTTGCTATTTTAAGTGCAACATTATTTCCTTTTGTTCCGGAACTATTTCCATCCTTATTTCTATAATAAGATTTGTTTTCGAAATCGGCATTACTACCATAAAATCTACTACCTCCGAAATTGAACATTCTTTCTATTCCATATTTATCTCTAGGCATTGCATGTTTTAATTTAACTTCTAAATTTACATAACTAGGAACATCGTCTGCTGTAAATGGTCCTTCCATACTGAAAGATGCATCTTCCATAATCAAATTTCCATACATCATAGCTGGATTGAAAGGGTTTCCAACCGTTAAATGCCATTCTCCTGTTGGATTAGCTGTTAGTAACGAATGCAAAGAAAACATTTCTGGTCTACCTAATTTATCCATTCCCCCACCTAACATAGATGCAGCTGCATTTCCGGCTAATGTTTTTATACCTTTCATTATTCCACCTTCAAAAGGTTTAGATAATTTATCAGTAATATCTCCCATGAAAGATTTTAAGAACCCACTTACGTCGCCATTTTTTAGCATTTTAGAATCTCCTAGTGGTCCTGAATGTCCACCACCACCAGTAAATCTAACGGCTCCTCCCCAAAAAGGTGCTTTATTTGTAACCATATTCAACATGTTACCTATAATATCTAAAAATGCAACTTTTGTAGTTATACCATCGTAAGAACGAACAGCATATCTAAATTTTAAAGTTATGTCTTGTGTAAAGTTTATACCTTTATCTCTAGTCATTATTTTATCAATAACATCTATTGGCCCAAAAGTATAGTTTGCGGCATGAGATGAATACGGGTCAAAATTAGTTGCTGCTTCTCCTCTTAATTTTTCTTTTGCAAAACTGCCACTAGTATCTGCATATCCTAAAAAATCTAATTTACCGAATCCAGTTTTTGATTTATCCATTGTTTGAATTTCACTTTGAAATTCTTTCCAATTAAACCCAGCACTAAAAGAAAAAACACTATCAAATGCATTTGATTCCCCATCTATATAAGTCAATAACCTAGAAACATCTCTATTTGGATTTTGTAAATTATTAAGTAAGTTATCGTTACTTGGTTGTGGAAATCTTCTAAGTGTAATTAAGTGGTTATTAGGTACTTTTCCGTAATCATCTACAAATAAAAAGTCACCCCATTTATATTGCATTGCGTGATTTACTTGTGCTTCATTAAATGCCGAAACAATATTAGAACCTGATGGATTTCTATATCCTTTAGCAGTTTTTCCATTAAAATATCTACTTTCTTTTATGTTAAAAGAATCGGCTGATAATTTTGCTCCTTGTTCAAACATATCATTATAATGAATAACAGAAAGAGAGTGCAACATAGATTGCTTACCTTCTAATGCAGGAAAGTTTTTACTTGTCTTTTTGCCTTTTTCATCATACATCGGTCCTTCAGGTAGATTGATAGTATCTCCTTTAATTGAACTTTCAATATATTTCGTTGTTTCACTTTTTGGGGTTTCGCCAGCACTCATAAAAGACCTAAGATTTATATTATTTAATCTTTTTCTAAATTAGGTCAATCTCGATTTTCCTTTTCTCTATATAGGTCTCGATTCGTATAATACAAAACATTTTTCTTTCTACTTTTACTAAATTCGATTCTTCTTGCTGGTCTACCTAAGATATATTCATCAAAAAAATCATAAATAGTTTTGTTTGTTTTCTTATAATGTTCATATTCAGGGCCCATATCATCTATGATTTTTAATATCATAGGTTTATTTTCTTGAATAAATTTTTGTGTAGAATTTGTATATATTTTACTTGCACTTTGAACATTATGTTTCGAAACTACAATATCGTGCAATTGTTTTAAACACTTACAAGCCGACATAAAGTTTAATTTACTAAGATAAGTCATAGAATCGTAATGTCTATCAAAAACAAATGCTTCGTTTACCCAAAAAACAAATTTATCAGATTGATTTTTAAAGAATGTTTTGTATTTTCCGTAACTAAAATCTTTATTTTCAATTTCTTGTACCAATTCAGAATCAACAAACGAAAACATCTTAACTCCTTCGTTTAGTACAGAATCTTGAATATCGTGTGATTTGATTGCAGTTTTGAACCAATTGTTATGAAAGAAATCTTTAAGCATTTCTCTTTTTTCGAATGCATTTTTTATTCTAATAACGTATTCTAATGTATGGTCAGCATTTGTTTTGTGTCGTAGGATTTCACCAGAAAAGGCTTTTATAGTATCCGGATTGTTGTATGAAAAAAGTAAAAAATAAACCGTATCACCTTTTTTGTAAACTTTATCTCTTAGAATATCTGAAGAATATATTCCTTGTTTACTTGGTTTATATTTTTTATCGTTGTTATTTGATTTAGGCATTCTGTATTTATTTCAGTAGGTTCATCTAAGTCGCATATCTGAATTTCCATTACAACTTGCAACTTTTTTCTATAACTTTCAATAGTTCCGATAAAGTTTTCAAGAATAACAGAATCTAAAGTATCTGTATAATAAAATATAGTATGATACTTTAGATTGTGTAAGTTTGTAATTGAATCATATAATTTATTGAATAGTTCACAACTTAGAACACTATTGTTTTTACTTTCACCGAATAATAAGTATTTTTCTTGTTGATTTAATATATCAACATAAGATACTGTAATACTACCCGGTTTCTTTTTAATAAAATCCTTGAATCCTGAATGTTCTTTTGTATGAATTATAAAAAAATTATTCATTATAAATCGTCTGGTGTAAAGTCTTCTTCCGATAATTCAGCATCAATATCTATTTCGGTTTCTGTATCTATCGAATGAATTTTTTGACTAGAAACGCCATTATTTTCTTTTAGTTGCTGTTGTAGATTTTCGTGTTGTTCTTTTCCTAATTCAGCCATTTGCTTTTTGATTTCTTGAAATTCTGCATTAGTCATCAATCCTTTTTTGACTTTTTTTCTTGCATTCTTTACAAATGATTTTCTTTGTTCTCTAGTGATTTGCATACTCTAAATTTTAATATATGATATTTACTACGTATTAATATAAGGTTCCAGGAAATGAATCTGATTTTGATGAATCGACATTTGAAAACTTTTCTTCTACTATTTTATCTATACAATTATTGATATGTTCTTCTGTAATTTGATTTCTTATATAGTCTCTGACTGAATCTAATAATTCACTACCATATAATTCTATCAACATTTTTAACTTGTCTTCTGAAATAAAATAGAAATCAATAGCAACATCTAATTGCATTTTAGAATCTCTTTTTGCTTTATCTAAAATATCAAATCCGAATTCATTTTTAGGTTCTACTTTTTGTACAACCGGGGGTGGTGTTGATAATTGATAAGGTGCATCTAGTAAACCACTATCGTCTGCTTGTTTACTAAGGTTTTGTTTTTCTACAGCTTTTTCATCGGCAATTCCGGAATGAACCATCATTTCATTAACAACATGTCCGTTGATTCTTCCTCCACCTACGAAATTTATCCAAACAAAATCACCAGCGGTTTCAATAGTATCTACAATTTCAATTTGACCTTCTTTATCGCCTTTTATCCATTGTAGTACTGTTAAAGGGCAAATATCTTCTAATTTTATCATTTTTAAAAATTTTATATATATTAATTAAATGTGAATTAAATGTGAAATATTTTATACTAACAAATTATTATTCGTCTTCTTGAAGAACCTCCACCACTTAGACCTTTTATTTCAACTCTATCTAAAGATACACTACCACTCGTAGATGTTGCTCTTAAACTTATTGTGCCAGCACTATGTCCAGCATCAGCACTAATTGCACCCGTTCCTACTTGTTTGTTAGTATTATGTGTAACAAATGTTCTGTTTGTTCCTTGTGGTATCTGTTGAGTTGATATAACATTAGCTGAACAGGATGTAGTCATAATCAACGAATCTTCCTCAACTACTATATTTTTAGTATTTGGTGTTGATGATGCACCACTTCTTTCGTATGCCCCAACCCCACCACAATCAGTAAAACTTCTTATGTGAATACTTATTGGATTCCATTGACTTCCAGTAAAACTTATTACACAGTTATTGTTTCCCGTTGGTGGGTCTACTAGATAGAAAAATCCCATTCTTTGAGAAAGACCACTTCTGTTTGTACTATGCAATTGTGTCATTGCAACTCCACCATAAGTAACACCGGAATAATTAACAGTATTTGCCATTGTTAATTGAACAACTAATAATCTATTACTTCCAGTATTTTGAGTATGTGCTTGTGTTTTTGAATTAGCTCCCGGTGTGGGATTTGCATTAGTCACATTTCCTTTAGTTGGTACCGCCATATTATAATTGGTTTAGGTTAGTTATATGAACAATATTTAATTCTTCTACGTTTTCTACTTCGGTTCTTGCCTCATTTACTGAATCAATATCATTAAAAAATGTACTTATTGATACTTCTCCTAGTTCTAATTTGGTTCTGTTTTCTCCTAAAAAAACTCCTAAAGTTATATCATATTGTTCATTTATTTCGTTTGTTATATTAACATCTTCGGTATATCCGACATCGGTATATTTAAGAGAATCGGTTCCTTCCAATTCTATTTTGCTGATTATATAATATTTCATTTTGTGTCGATTATTATTTTAAATTAATCTAAATAAGTTACTTCAACACTACCGACACTAGGAAAAAATTCTTCAATGATTTGTTTACCGTAATTGCTCATTGTGTAATGAAGAGCACTTAGTCCAGTTTTTTCACCATCAGAATATGTATATTTGTCAGACCCATCTTCGTTTTCCATTTCAAAGTCTTGTCCCATAATATTCTTTTCTGAATCTGCAATTTTTAATTGAACAGTGTTATTAGAATCCCATTCGTTAGCTTCTCCGTAACACCAATTAAAAGGTACATTAAAATTTTGAATTGTTTCTCTTCCTGTTCCTATGTTTCCGGGACAAGAAATTTTTCTTATTCCGGCTGCGTAAATATTAAGACCTCCGGCCTCAATTTCACAATCTTCTGTTAAAGTTATAGTTATCATATCTAATTTATCTTATTTACTAATCTTCTGTATATCTTATGTCAATACTTAAATAAACACTTGTTCCACTTGCGGCACTTGTTTCTATCCAAACCCAACTATTTGCTGGAA